CTGCTCCTTGTGCAATACCAAATTGAGTATCATCTCCATAAGATGTATCAGCGTCAGTCTTCTTCCACTCTTGGTCTGTCGTATCAAAATACACAGGTTGTCCTGCAATAAGTGTCTCTCCTGCATTTCCTGTGACAATAACTTTTGCATATGAGATTGCTCCTCCTGAACCTGAATCATCTACATACCCTTTCGTTGCCACTTCCTCTCGTTGAGAGAGAGTTGGTTCTGCATCATAAAAGATAGGAGAGTCGGCATCAAGCCCGCTTTCTCCACCCACTTGTTTTGTAAGTTCCGCAAGAGAAAAATGATTTGATATCATTGTATTAGCTCCACTTCTGTGGCCTCTAGCAAAACCTGTCGTAGAAACACCTTGTCGACTGATCGATTTTACATCAGTGATAGCTGTCCCTGTGAGTGTTGCGGAAAAGAACTCTTTCAGTGAAGAAGAGTCTTTGTCTATTGTAAAAGCATAAAACCCATTAGGAAGAGCCACACTATCTGAGTCGACTGCGCTTTGCAATGTTGCTGTAGTGTCTCCCGCACTTACAGAACCTGAGAGACTTGTTTGAAAGTCTGCTATGATTTTAGGAAGATTGTCTGCCATACTTTACTTTATTATACCACGATTATTAAAATTGAGCATTACTATTGTCTGTTGTTGTCCCATCAAGAGAAACATACTCTTTCTGGCGATACTTTTTAGGCATCTTGGACTCATATCCCCATATATCAACATACCCAAGTTGACTTAATGAAACATATCCGAAAGCTATTGCCTTCAAAGATAATTGAACAGATCTTAGTTTTGAAGTCTTTATCCTTAATCTTAAACGATAAGGGTAAATAGTTTCTTCTCCTCCACCACCGATCATCTCAGTACCCACCATAAGTGATCCAACGGTCCCCTCAGATGTGGCACCAACATATCCGGCATCACCTCTGATAGTACCCACAAGTGTGGGCTCTCCTTCATCAATAGATAGATATACCTGCATTTGTTGCTCTCTTGAGATACTTCCACTTAGTTGTAAGTGTTTAATTTTCTTCAGGTCCTCAGTACCAAGTCTCTCTCTTTTTCCATACCAAGTATTATTTATTGTCCCATCGAGATCATTAAAGCCAAAGAATGTATTGTATACAGACTTACTTGAAGGACTTCCTGAGTACAATAAGTCTCCAGTTTTTGTAAATGAGATAGCATCAAAGTCTGAGATATCCACAGTTGAGGATTGAACATCTATGATAAGCATACGATTGTTTATATCGTTTCCTTTTTTCTTACAAGCTAGAATAATATATCGATTAAATGTTTCGATAGCACTGTCTGTATAATCAAACTCTGTGTAGTCAAAATGAGTTGTCAGATCTCTGGTAATAATATTATCTCCTACAGGGTTTCTCTCCAAGATAGTGAGCGCTACTTTGTCTGGGTTTGCAGTGTTGATAAACACAATACCTGCTCCAGTACCAATAGCAGACTTTCGAGAAGGAACACCAATATCAGTCCTGTATATCTCATTAGTAGGATTTACATCAGCTATGTCTGGAATATATCGATAAGCAGAAGTCTTCTTGATAGAGTAGTACTCACCCTCAAGTGGAATAACAGTTTGAATAGCATCACCATTAAGATCTTGTCGCAAGACAAAACCTTCTCCAGCAAGTCGTGTACCACTCTTAGAGAAGTCCAAGACCCCCTTGTTTGTGGCATCCTCCCATTGATAGTCTACTGTTCCGGCTCCTGTATCGTCTGTAGTAAACTCTCCTGTCATATAGTTGATAGTCCCAGTTCCTCCAGCATCTCCAGTAAGGACTCCGTTGAAGTCATCAGTGAAGACTTGTCCTGAAGTAGTCACAGTGATTGCTATACCAAAACATGTCCTTCTATCACTTCCGGCTTTGAAAGCCAGAGTTCCTGTCGCAACATTAGCCAAGTCCTCAGCACTCACTGTTGTATATACAACACCATCCTGCGCATCGATATAAGATCCATATAGTCCGGTTGAGTCATCAGCCCTTCCCCATAGGAGCGCTCTCGCTCTATCTATGATTGCATATCCTTTGAAGTTCTTAGTTGATACATATTGTTCAGAGTAGTCTCCAGGATTAGCAGTACAGATCTTCCACAGTCCTTCACGAGAGAATACATAGACAAAAGTACCAGCAAGCGATTGATAGTTAGTAAACTTCACCGGCTCTCCACTTGTCAGTCCTGTGATAACATCCACCCAAGTAGTCCCATCAAAGTATTGTATCTTTGTACTTTCTTTCCTGAAGTTAATATTAGTACCATCAGCCTTGAACCCTGTATGCAATTCCTCGACAGCTCCTGAGTCTCCTTCTTCTCCTACAAATTGTCGCCCTCTTATCAGCTCTATGTTCCCATCTGTAGTCCTCCATCCGAGAGAGTCAGAAGAAGCATCATCAGGGATGATCTCTGGATTAACTAAATTATGAACACCTGATATGAAAGCTTCAATTCTTTTATCCATATTATTTTTGTTTAAAGTCCCAGTCGCATAATTGTTCTAGCCAAGACCCAAACATTGCTTGGTTCTCTCCAGCATAACTCTTTGCTTTTGGAGACTGTTGAATAATATAATCTTCTGTCGCCATCCCATGGTATAGCACAGGAGAGAAACGAGCAGGGAAGATCGGTTGTGTTCCGGCTAGTATGTCAGTAGGAACATGTTTGTAATTAAACTCAGCTTCAGTATCTGTAGGAGCTACAGTGAAGACTATCTGACTATTAGGAATGTCCAAGTAGCAATATCCTCTTGCAGTCCTGTAATGATTTGCTTGTGAAAGGCTTATAAACTTATAAGGTGTTTTGTTTGATCCAATAAAGACTACCGGTTCTTCAGCATAAGAATTATCAACACCTTCATTATTGCTAGCAATACTATCGAAGTCGTCAGGAAGCGCTAGTGTTGTCCCTGAGACTGTCCCTGAGTGTACCTTATTGAGAAAGCTCCAGTCTTTATAGGCAAGTACCTTTCTATATATCTTATTAAGAAGAGAAAGCTCCTGAGTTGTTGAAAGCTCAGTTCCATCATCAACATATGTTTCAAAGTTTTGTATGATTGTTGTTCCTGTCATATAAATTAGATTTTCTATTAAACAATAAGTTTCCGCACACAGGCAGAGTTCAATACAAGAAGTTCCTGTACTAAACCCCACCAAGGTGGAGTAGACTGTTAGTCTTAACTTGCATCGATTAGAACGTTCTCGAACTGTTGTGATCCATCAGCAAAAGTTTTCTTTCCGTAAAGAACAGATGAGAAGATGTTATATCCTCTTCGGTCATCAGTTTTTCGCATGTCAACTTCTGTTGAGTCTTGAATAACTAGGTCGATAGCTCCTTTCTTACCGAAGTAAGATCGGATGTAGTTGTTTACTACAGCATCTGTTCCGTCAGTGAATGTCTCTGAAACGATAAGTCGCCCAGATCCTTTAGCAACAACAGTAAGAGTGTTTGCAGTATCATTGTTTGTAGCAGTAACGTTTAGATCCTCAAGAGTTTCTAAATCAGCTCCTGTGAAAGCAATGTAGGCAGTTCCAGCTCCGGCTCCTTGGTTTAGAGCAAGTGCTAGGTTCGCTCGTGTAACGTCAACATCTCCTCCAAGATCGATATCTCCTTCAGCAGAAGGTGAAGCAACGAAAGTGAAAGTAAGTCCATTGATAACTACAGTGTCGTTAGCAGTTGGTTGCGTAGCAATTCCAAGAGTTGTAACACCTGTTAGGTTTTCTGAAACGTACACTTCAGCTTTACCAGCTTTACCAGCATATCCGTTTGCAAAGATTGAAGAAACAACATCAATTTCTTTTGAAAGTAGGTATTGTTCGATGTCAGACACAGCGTATGAGTCAGAAACGAACGCTAGGTTCATAAGAGTTTGGTTGTTAGCTCGTAGCTTAGCCGGCATACGTGTAAACATTTGTGGAACAGTTGTTGCAGATAGAGCAATAGGAACTCCATTTGAAGCTCCTGTTTGTAGATCCCCAGTGTCGAATGTAGTGAAAGCATTAACAACTTCTGAGAAAGCATCAGCATCAACGTAAGTAGCAACTTTGTGTGCTACTTTTCCTCCAATAACAGATCCAGGATTAAGAGGTCCTGCTTGTGTCATTTCTCCATCAGAGATATGGAACACAGCTTCTTTTTCTTGGTCGATAGTAATTAGAGCAGAACTGTCAGTAACAGCATCAATAGTAGATGCAGATCCACGAACAGTTGTACGTACTCGAACACCAGAGATATCATAAGCTACTCGTTCTACAGATTCTCCAAATCGAAGAGTCTTTTCGAACCGAGTGTTCATGATTGGCTTTGATACAAGTACTTTTTGGAAGATCTCTTCGTACGTATTGTCGAAGAATTCAGCGAAAGTATTTAACATAGTAAAAAATTAAAATAATAATTTACCCCATTTTTTTACAAGTTGATGTTCTTTATAAGATAATCATTGTACTGCTTCTTTAGCTCAGGGTCCTTCAGCACAGCGAGTTGCTCAGCTTCCGGCTTGCTCCTTAGTGTAGAAAAATCTATCTTAGGTGTTCCTTTGCTATTAGAAGAAGATGATTCCATCGGGCTTGAAGCTTTATTAGCAACAGTACCATATGTATCATTCAATAATTCAGTCATAGTCTTGCTTTGATTGGCAGACATTTGAGCTAGTTGCATAACTACTTGTTTGTTTGCAACACCTTTAAATTCAGGATTGTTTTCGAGTGCTTCCTTATAGAATTGATTAAGAACTTTCTCAACTCGTGAAGACTCTTCCTTCTGTTGGATCTGAGCGAGAGCTTGTTTCATCTCTTCCATGTCCGCGGAAGTCTTAGAACCGATAGCGTTTGCAAATTTCTTTGCAGACTCAGCATCAATCCCCATATCTTCAGCGATCTTCTCAATATCCTTAGCAGACATATCTTCTCCTTTGTCGTTTTTTTGTTCGACATTAGATTGTAACTCGTCATACTTAGCTTGAAGCTCCTGTCTCTGTTTCTTTTCACTCATATAAGTTGCAAGTGGAACAGTATCAGATTGTTTCTTTTCAGAAACAGCATCAGCTATTGTTTGTTCTTTAGACTCCTCTTCTTTCGAAGTATCATCTTGAGGTGTTTCCTCAGTACTTTGAGTGTCCGATTGAACTACCGGATCTTTCTGTTCCTCCTCAGTGCTAGCATTTTGATTTTGCATAGAAAACTTTATTATAGAGGTAAGTCCCTCTTATTATTGAAACCACAATAACAATGGAAAAGCCTTTAGGTGGCCAACCTCCTCTCCTTAGTAATTATTATACCACAGATATTGCTATCCGGTGGTATGCCCAGCACAAGAGGAGGAGAAATGGAGAAGAAAACCCCCTTCCGTGCTAGGCACACAACCTGATGGGTTATGTAGCCTGGTAAGTTCTGAGACTAATCATCGTCAGTCTCAGGCTTCTTATCTTTGTTTACTTTGTAGTACTCAGTCAATGCTTCTTTTATAAGCTCGACTTCTGAAGTTGCGTTCACAAAAGAACTATAGATCTCAAGGTTCTTCTTGATGCTCACAATTGTGTTCATCGTAAACGTCTCATCCTTTACGTTTGCAACCTCAAGTTGCATCACACCTGTGGCGATATCCTCAATAGTCCTCGCAAGAAAGGCTTTCCCTCCGAAGGACTCAGAGAATAGTTTGAAGTCATTGGCGATAGCAAGATCGTCTTTTATGTTTTCAAGTTTACTCATTATAGTTTTGTTTGCTCCTTAACATCAGCAAGAGTCTCCTTCTCCTTCTTGAGAGCCTTCTTAATGTGCTTCAGGTTCTGAGTAGTCTCATCAATGATTGACCTTGATTGGAAGAACATAGTCAGGGCCAAGATAAACTTATTCTTTTCATCTTTAACTTCTTTACTATCATCCGGCTTAGGCTCAAGCTCAGTAATAGAGCTGAAGTTTTCAAGGATGTTCTTCACTGTGGCTATCTCCACTCTTTGTTTAGCAGTCTGTTCGACAACTAACTTCTCCATATGCTTTATGTTGTCAGACAGTTCTTTGATAGTAAACGTATCAGTAAGTCCTGTCGCTTCAATAAGCGCATGTCTCCCTTCTTTGTTTTTCTCTTTTATTGTGTATGTAACCATTTTTATATATTAGGATTAGTATTAGATGTTGGTAGTGGCTTTACCGGTGCTGGCAAGTCCTCATTCCTTTTAGGAGGATTCCCAAGCCCAGGATCCATACCTTCAGGACCTCCTTGCATCATCATCTCTGTTGCCTTCTCATTAGCTTTCGCAACAGTGTTTCTTATAATGATATCATCAATGCTTCTGATATAAGCAACAAGGCCACTGTATTGAGTCTCATTGAGATACTCGCTATTAGATTGCATGTAGTCAACGATCTTCCTCTTGTAAGCAATGTTTGCTTTCTGATTCTCCTTAGGCTTCTTCCCATCGATAATCATCTCGATGTCTCTGTCAGCCTCGGCCATCAGTCTTGAGTCTCCATTACCTTGGACATCAAATATTTCTGACAGCACTTCTTCTTTATACCCTGCAATCTCTCCACGAAGTTCGAGAACCTTTTTATGATTCACTTGTGGATCTTGCTGGATAGATTGTAAGTACATTTCTTTTGCTTGCTTCTCCATAAATGATACTTGGTATTCAGTGTTAGATGATTCAATGAGGATATTAAAGTCTCGACCTTTAGGAAGTCGTATCTGACTTCTTGTTATCTCCTCTACTTGAACACCACTTGGTCCGGTAAGTTCGACAGCAACCTTCTTAGTAAGATATTTTATAAGTCCCTTATAGTATAACTTCGCAAACCTTTTATACCCATGAGTGTAAGACTTATTGAGGAAGTCGAACCGATCATTTTGTGCTTGTAAGTTTCCCTTATAGATAGTCACCTTGTCTTCTTCAGCAACACCTTTAGCAGAAGCGGTAACACCTGAAGCCTTCTCAGCAATAGAGTCCAGGACTGAGTACACATCAAGTGGCGTTTTAATAGATGGTGTATCTAGTACTCGAAGGACTTTGTTGATATCATCTTGCCCATTAAGCTCTATATACCCTCCCTTCTTGTACTTGAGTTGCCCTTTGTTCTTGATAGCAGAACTGAAGATAGCTCTCTGGGGTCGTATAATCTGCTCAGCATTGTCCATCATCTGATTGATAGAAACGTTCTGCGCCATAAAGATCTCTCTTACATAGTCACAATACGATGGAGTCCAGTACTCAGTAAGGTCCGGATATGAAGCCCAAGACCAGAAGGGCCAATCAAAGTCTTCCCATACATCACAACGGAGAATACATCCTGTTGACTCATCCATGAGGACCAAGTATCTGTCTTCTCCCATAGTTGTAAACCATTGAGTGAGATTATACTTATCATTATGTCCTATCTCTCTGTTAGAGTCTCCAGCAACAGCTTCAGATCGTGAGTCCTTATCAAGGTCTGACCGAAGCTTGTCTTGAGCATTACCTCCTGAGGCAATAAGAGTATCGACTTCAGCTTTGTTATATATCTTATTCTTAACACCGGCTTTTAAATCAGCAGTAGTAAGTACTAGGTTTCGTCTTCCCATGTACATAGCACGTTCGATATCAAGACCACCACAAGAAGGATCAATCGCAAAATCATACACGTCAACGTTTTCTAAAATAGACTCATAATGTCCTCCAGGGTTCTCAGCGTGATAAGCATAAATAGCTCGACCATAAATAACAGCCTGCTTCTTCCCAAGTAAGTCCTTCATATCCCAGTCTCCTTCATTAGCATCTGAACGTCTCATAGCATTTGCGCGATCAGCTCTCATAAGGTCTGAAGGCTTCTTCTTCCCATACTTGAACACAAGAGGTGTATCTATCTTAGAGAGGAGAGTGTGAACAAACTCTTGCATCTTTCCAAGTTCCAAGTTTGCGCGCTCATCAGCGTTAGCAGGCTTCTCTCCGTAGTACATTGCCTCATTCTTCTGCCAAGTGTTGATCCTCTTCTTCTCTTTATATCTAAAAGCAAAATCGATCTCACTTGTAACTTGGGTGAGTATCTGTTCTTTCTTTTGCGAGGTAAGTCTTACAGCCATAATTAGTCTTTCTTCTTAGTAGTCCTCTTCTTCTTTACCAGAAAGGCATCCTCAAGTACCTCTTTCTTCTTAGGAGCAGGCTTCTTTGAAGCAAACGCTTCTTCTTCAGTAGCATAAGTCTCTTCACTGAAGGCAACAAAAGACCCTTTATCATCAAACTTCTTTAATTTGAAGCCTCCTTCCGGAAGCTCGATAGCTTTTTCGTGTGACATATATATGAAAGTTATTCTTAATGCTCTTAATTATACATTGATTATAGCCCTATGTCACTATAAAGTGGCCTTTCTTCTTCCATCTCATCTAAAATACCACCAGATTGATCCTCATTATGCATCTCAAGGGTGAAAGCATAGCGTATCGCATCCATGGAATCGCTATAAAGGTGGTCTGGTACATTAAGAGCCTTTCCAGACGTATCAGTTTTCCACATATAGTTTCGATAACTTTTGATTACATTCACAGAACGCTTCGTAACCATGATAGTTTGGTCCTGAACGAACTGTATTCCGAACATCACACTACCTGCTCCCTTCTTTACAGCCATCATATCTATCCCATACCCTCTTATCTCATCAATACTCTTAGGCTCAGCACCATCAGCCACAGTTGAAACGTCTGTCTCTTGTGCTTTTATCTGCTCAGCAATCTGTCTGTTAGCCAATCCTTTCTGATGAAATATCTCATCAAGAACATATCCATCATTGTATTTGTAGATAGCGACAAGAACACTCGGATCGTTTGTATATCCGAAGTCAAGACCATATCGAAGCAAGCGCGCGCCTTCAGGTATGTCATCCAAGATAGTCCAATTACGATATATCTTACCCTCGACCTCTCCAAGCTCTCCAAGACCATATACTTTAAACCATTGCTTTCTATTCCTTCGAGACTCAATAGAGTCCACGATTGATTGCTCCAAGGCTTCATTATCTTTGTATGTAACAATGAGATGCTCGACATCATTCCGGAGCGCCTGAACGTCTGTATAGAACCAGAACTCACTTGTAGGGTTCCAATCAAGATAAACGAACTCACGTGTACGCACCTCAAGCTCCTCAAAGGCCAGAAATGGGATGTTGTTGCATTCATTCATAAAGAGCCTATCTCGCCTAGCTCCACGTAGTTTAGTATCGTCATCAGCGCCAAAGAACTCTATCTGAGATCCTGTCTCGAACGTATAGATTTTATCTGTCTCATTCCAATTATTACCTTTCCAATATCCATGAGTCTTCATGATTTTTTTAAAATCTCTCAGGCTTCCTCGTTTAAGATGCGGAACGGATTCAGAAACCACAGAGGAGAGAGTCGCTTTCTTATCTGTCTGCGCAAATTGTATAAGCAATAGTAAAATAGAAATTGTTTTTGAAGCACTGGTCCCTCCTTGTACGGCGCGGATCTTCGCTTTCATTCCAGCAATCTTTTTTGTTGCAGTTGTAAGTTTAAACATTTTACTTCTCCTTACCAAAGTCGATTCCAAGAATAGGGATAGGCTTATCGTCTGACGTTATGTCGCTCTTCTCCTTGTACCCATGATTAGAAGATAATATAAGCTTACTGATAGTAGAATTATAGCTCCCTGAGATTCCACCATCGATCAATCTCTGGTGTTGTGCCTGCTTTATTTTGTCTAAAGCCTTGGAAAAGCTGTCAGAATGTTTCGCCCACTCGTACAACGTAGATTCGTTTACGTCAAGGTGAATAGCAAAACCGACATGCGAAGGAAGTTTTACCCTAGCGATCCTATCGTATGAGTCACTCTTCTCTCCTCTTGTCTTATGAAACTCTTCGTATGTATCAACACACAGAGAGAGATAAACATCTGCCTCCTCAACAAACTCATCTCTGAATTTGCTTGGTCTTCCATCCTTTTTTCCTTCTTTAATATTTTTTGCCATATTCTTATCATTATACCACAAGAAGATGGGAATATATACGTAGCTTGTAGGGCTACAACTATCGCTACACCTTTGAGCCTTATTTTAAGCCCTATTTCCTAGATTGTAGCTGTAGCTTTAAAATATTTTATATAACTTTATTTTAAATACAAAAAAATATTTTTATACTATAGTATAGAAAAAGTCGGGCTACAGTAACATTTCTCGCTACTTCTGTTAAACGTTGCAAAATAAGGGTGAAACAGGATTTTGGACAAGCTACACGCAAGCTACAAGTATGCTACAAATACTTATCCACACATAAAGGGTTGTATCTTTTTGTTATAAAGGGTGTTATACTTACTTTAGTCATTAAGTTATTACTAACAATATTTTGTATGAAAGACAAAAAAATATGGGTAAACTGGAAAAAGGTAGCGCGTAAAGACAACACCTTCACGAAAGTTCCATACCAAATAAATGGAAAACCGGCATCTTCAACAGACCCTGATACATGGTCAACGTATGAAGAAGTCGTAAAAAACGCTCCTCAATTCTCTGGGATCGGTATTGTTTTAGAACCAACTCTCGGAAAGATTGTTGGAATAGACTTCGATCACTGTATGGAAGATGACAAAATTCTTATACCAGAAATTGAGAAGTTTATAAAAGAAGCAAAGACATATTGCGAACTTTCTCCTTCAGGAGAAGGGCTTCATGTTCTTCTTAAAGTAGAAGACCACCTGGATCTCGAACGAAACAAACAACACTTTAATGATGACGTTTCAGTTGAGATATATAGTAACGGAAGATACTTTACGTTTACTGAGGATGAATACAAAGGATCAAAACCTCTTAGAACTGTGTCGGCCAAAGAGTTTGAAGCTCTTATAACAATACTTGGCTATCCTTGGAAGAAAGAGGAGCCGGAAAGTATACAACGGATAAAACCTGTTGATGTTGATATTGCTCTCAATGATGAGCAACTACTACAGAAAATGTTTTCATCTAAAAATGGAATAGCAATCAAGGCATTGTATGCTGGAGATGCTAGCGAGTATAGTAATGATTTATCTTCTGCTGACTTTTCTTTATGTTGTCACTTAGCTTTCTGGACTGGAAAAGATATGGAAAGAATGAGAACTTTGTGGACCAACTCTCCTCTTGGACAGAGGAGGAAAACACAGGAGAGAAAAGATTATCAAGACAGAACACTTGAAAACGCAGTCAGTAGCACAACAGAGATTTACACGCCAACGTCAGAGAGGATTATTGTAACAACAAAGTCACCAAACGGAGACGAAGAAGAACTTGAGTTTATAATGAGTGGAGGTAAAGATCCAAAACCACTATTGATCTATGAAAATATATGTCGACTGATATCTACTGATCCACTGATA